TCAGGCCGCATCCACGATCTGGAAGCCTTCGCGGACCTTGGCACCCTTGGCCGTTGTATCGAGCGCGTCGAACTCGGCGCGGGTGATGGTCTTGGAACCGTTCGAGCCGCCGCCATTCGACCCGGCCTGCTTGCCGGAGCCGTTATGGCCGGAGCCCTTGAGAATGTGATCGCGCTGCGGGTACTGCTCGACGAGCATCTCGAGCGCTTCGTCGAATGCAGCGAGTTCACCCGGCTTGGCGCGGGAATAGAGCTTGTTGCCGTTGCTGTCGTAGGCGACGACCTTGCCCTCCTCCAGCTTGAACTGCTGGCCGAAACGGGCTTGGACGAAGTCGGCAGGGATCGCGAGCTTTTCCGCGGCAAACTGCGACCGGGCAAACGCGCCGCCGATCTTTTCGCCGTAGAGCTCGCTTTCCAGTGCTGCGGCGCGCTGGTCAGCTGCAGAGAGCTTTTCCTCGAATGCCTTGGAGATCTCGGCCTTGACCTTTTCGACCTCGCCGGCATCGATCAGCTTCTTTGCGTCGATGTTGCGGATCTTGTCGAGCGCGTCCCGTGCTGCTGCGGCATCAACGCCTTCGAATGCCTTCGCGACCTTCTCGGCAGCCTCTGCGCGCTCTCGGTTGTTCTTCGCCTCGCCCTGCAGTTCCCGGATCTTGCCGAGAGCCTGGGCAGCGTCGAACGGGACTTCCTTGCCGTCGTCATGCGTGAACACCGGAAGGCCGTTCTGAACCTCGGCGTACTGCTTGCCGTCCACTTCCACGATCTTGAGCTTCATTTGTCAGTCCTTTGGGTTTCCACCCGGTTGCTGCGGCTTCCACCGCGTTTCGCCCGTAGCATCCGCATAGGGCGCGTTTATCCGTCTCCGCAGTGTTGGTGCTGCGAAGGGCTTGCTTCGATTGTGTGAGGAGATGCGGCGGTTTATGCCGCGTCCTGCTCGTCGTCCTGCTGACCGTCATCATCGCCGGCGTCGTCACCGGCATTCATCGTGTCGGCAGGATCAAACTTAGGCGCCTCGGCATCCAGCCGCTTCGCCTCCTTCTCGGGGTCGAAGGACGGGCTCAACACGCCGCGGCGCTTCCATTCATCCCACAGCGTTTCACGGCTGATCTGGCCTTCATACCGGGCCTTTCCAAGCTCGGTGATTTCGGTGTTGCCGTAGAGGCCGACCGTGAAGTCCGTATGGATCTCAACCGATGGCGCATTCGCTTCCGGCTCGTTCAGCCACCGGGCGGTAAAGACGAAGGCCTGCTCGAGCGCGTCCTTCAATGCCAGTGCCCAGGACTGCAGAACCGTGAAGCTCTTCTCGCCGTCGAAGGCATAGGCGAGCGACGGCGTGTTTCCGGCTGCCGTGGTCATGGGCTGCATGCCCAGCCGGCGGATGTCGTCGATGATCTCGCGGATGTCCTCGCGGATCTCCTTAAGGTTGGCGGCGTTGGGCTGGATATAGTCCCAGCTCGTGTTGATGCCTTCAGCGCCAGGAGCGAAGAGAACGCGGCCGGGCCCCGTCTGGATCTTGCCATTATCCGGCGGCGCTGCCATCCCGTTTGCAGTCAGCATCGGCGAGGCAGTGATCGTGTAAGCCTGCTCTTTCTTGCTCAGGGCGTTGTAGAGCTCGATCTGCATGTCGGCGACGTTGATCAGCGGCGGCTGAACGTACTGGTCGCCCTGAATGTCGTTGGTCGCGTAGAAGACAAAAGGCACCTCGTCCAGCGTCATCACGCCTTCGCGGTCGAGCACCCATTCCTTTTCGGCCTTGCCGTTGACGGTCTTGGTGTCTTTCCTCCAGACCTTCCACGATCCTGAGACGCCCTGGCCACCATCGGCCCGGATCTCACGGATCAGCGGGATGAGCTTCTGCTCGAAGCCTACGCTCTCGACGCGGCTTTCCTTGATGCGCAGCTTCGTCGTCACACGGCGACCGCCGCGCTGCTCCGTGGCAAGCTCGAGAATGTCGTCCGCGTTGATCGGCACCCAATACGGACGAACGCCAAGCATGCGTTCTTCTGCGACCGTGCGCGCGCCCTGCCCTGACGGGTAGTCCACGAGGATGCCATGCGCGCCCATCGAGACGCCGCCCTCGAACACGTCCTTTGCGAACACGTGCAGATTGTTGCCGCGCCCGTCGATGTTCTCGGCCAGGCCCTGCATACGTTCATTCGCGCCCTCGGCGAGCGTCACCGTCTTCGTGAACGGCTTGGCGGCAAGCGTCGAGATACAGTCGTTGAACTCGGGACGCCACGGCGCTGACTTCAGGCGTCGGCTATACTCTGTCTCATGCCGTCCATTCATGAACGTGCCGGTGTCGCCGACGATGCTGTCTTCCTCCCCAGGAAACGGGATCAGAAACCGGCGCCCAGCCTCACGGATAGCGCGTGCGCCCTTGCGGATGGTGCGGATCGTCTCCCAATCATGGGCAAGCCTCTGGGCAGCGAGGGAGGGATTTGATGGGTCCTGAGACTTATCCAATTTCCACCCTCGCCTATTCAGCTTCTTTTAATCGACCCAAAGCCACCTTCGCCTGCTGCGAATGTCGCCTATTGTTTGCCTTGTCACGCCGTATCGCTTGGCGGCATCAACCTGCCGTTCCGATGAGGCGCGAATTGCGATGACATCTTCCGGCGAGAGCTTGCAGCAGTGCTGCTTATGCCCCCGCGCTGTCGTGCCGTGACCTATGCTGTCGGACACATTTTCAAGTCTGCTGGCCCACCGAAGATGGCGCGGGGTGCAGCATGCAAGATGCCCGTTTCCGCAGGAGTGGGCAGCGTCATTCTTTCCTTCGGGCGGCTCGCCATGCGCGACAATGCACATCACCCTGCTGGCGGAATACGACCGTCCTCGAAACTGCACGCTGCCGCGACCATCATCCCCCTTCTTGCCAAAAGGCCAGAGTAGGCACTCGTCGCCGTCGTATGATGCGTTTTTTTCAATCCATTGCATCAACGAACCTCTCGGAACGCCGCCACCGGTTGGATCTCCGTATTTCATGAAACGCTTGTAGTGCGCGATGCAGAAACCGCGCTTCTTGGACCGCTTGTCGCAGTCTTTGACTTGGCATAAACAAATCACAGCCATCTCTACCTCCTTACAGGTGGGGCTTGGTCAGGGCCGGATGGTGTTGACGCACCATTTCGGCCCGATTTGTTTAGCACATTCAGACCCTTAACGCAAATTCAGGGTCGTCTTTCGCGTCCATCTCAATTCCTACGGGTTGCGCCAGATGCGGCAACAGGTGGCTGCCTGCGAACACCCTCAAGGGCGTATCTCAGCGCATCAATCACATGGTTCTTCTTGTCTTCCAGCATCGGGAGGACTTCGCCGGTCAGCGGGTCCGTCTTCCACGAGTAGAGGGTCAGCTCATCGATCGTGTGCTTGCAGCTCGGATGAACCACGATGTCGTAGCTCTTCAGGAACTCAATGCCATCCATGACCGAGTTTGGCCCCTTGAGGGCTGGCGTGATCTTCGGGTAACCGTGCCGCCTCAGGTAATCGATCGTCTCAGGGCGCGCGCTGTCGGCCCGTATCGGCCAATTGCGAGCCATCCCTTTGCTCGTTTCGTCCAAGCTGTCGAACAGCGCCGGCGTTCCGTCAATCGGGCACCCGACCTTGTGAACCTCTCGGTCAACGTAGAGCGTGCGACCGTCAATGAAAGCACGAACCAAGACAGTAGGGTCGACTGAGAAGCCCCAATCCGCACCAAGATAAAACCTTGCATCGCGAGGCGTCTCAAATGGCTCCACCTTCCAGTTGTGGAAGACGCGGGCCTCGCTGTTCCGCAGATACTCCCCAAGCCAGATATGGGCGTATTTGTCGGGGTCGCGGGCCTTGTCCCACTCCATGTCCTCCCGCAGCACATCAGGGAAGAACGGGTTTTTGTCCCAATTCACCCGGCGCACAATCGCCCGAGGCGGCGCACCGGACGGCTTGCGAAACATCGCATCGACCGGGTCATTCGGATGGCGCGGGTTCCAAGTGAACCAGATCTCCGAGCCTTCCTTTCGGATCGTCGGGCCGAGGTTTGTCAGACTGGCCTGAGAAACCGTCGTCGCCTCTTCCACCCAGGCAATGTCGATGCCCTCAAGAGACTTGATGCTGTCGACGTTCGACCGAAGGCCGGCGAAGATGAAATGTGAGCCGTTGGTCCCCTTGATCTCCGTGTCGGTTGACCGGAAGTACTGGCCAAAGCCCATCTGCTTGATCTTGTCGTCGAGCAGCTTCTTCACGCTGTCCTTGATCGACTTCTGGATCTCACGGGCGCAGAGAACCCGGATCGGCTTCTGCCTGGCCATGATGACCAGCGCCGCCGCGAAAGCATGGGACTTGCCAGAGCCTCGCCCACCGTATGCCACCCGATATCGAACCGGCTGACCGTCTGGCATCTTTTCGGCGAATAGAAACTGGTAGGCCTTAGGTATCTGGATCGTCGTCATCGCTGCCAACGAACTCCACGATTACCCGGTTTTCAGTGACGACTGGCTTTTCAGCATCGCCCGTGTGCATCACAGACTGCAGCTTTGGGTGCATGTATGGCGCAACGTCCTTGGCGATTGCCGCCGCCGCATCCCACTGCTCTGCCTTGTAGTGCTCGTCCATGGCGCGGAGCATGACCTCCAGAGGCGTCGTTCGCCCCGAGGCAATGGCTTCCTGCACAGCCTTCGTCGATCGCACTGTACGGGCTCCCTTGGGCCTGCCAGCGCCCTTTCGAGAACCACCTCGCATCGGATTTCCCACTTTGATTAATTTTCAAACGCAGTGGCGACGAAACGCTTCTGCTTTTCCGTCAGGTCTGGCATGGGCGGTGGGTTCCATTTTCGGGCGGCATCAAAACAAATTCGATATCAAGCCCGGTTTTCATCCAACTATCTGTGATTTCTCGTTGACAACGTACAAGCATCTTGTATACTTGGGCTATCAACCAGACAGGAGGCCACAATGAAAGTCGTCAACATCAACACCGGCATTGAACTGTTCGTCTCGGAAGAATGCTGAACCATCAATGGCGAAGCGGCTTACCGAGTATCCAAGGTGCAGGGGTCCAAGATGACTTTCCTGCTTCGCAAGGACTGTGCTCGGGTGGTTGGCTGATGAAGCCTACACCGGCCACCCTGTCATGGGCCGACATCGGGGATAACCGGATCGGCCCTTTGATGCGCGAACTCATTGAAGCGCTCGCCGAAAGCAATGACCCGCATTTGGTGCGGAGCGTTGCCCAGCGTATGCGCCGCCTCTCAAGCTCCTTGGTCTGCATGTCCGACGAAATGTCAGAAACCCACGACAGAAAGGATTGCCCTCTATGCAAGACAGGAAGCCCGATTTGATACTTGCAAGCGAGCAGGATGCTGCTCGATACTGGAATAACGGCTCGTTCTCTGGCCTGCCCGCTGGCATTGATTGGCTGCGGCTTCACCCATTGGCAAAAGAGCAGCGTGGAAAGCCGCAAGGCATGGACCACATTCATCTTTCGATAGGGTCCAAAGACAGGCACCTTGTCCAGTGGTCAGGTCGCAGATCGGATGGCCGACACTACCCCATCGGGAACGTCATGGTGATCCTGAATGCCGCGCACGTTCTTTACCCGGAGAAACCAGTCGTCAAGCAATCCTTGACAACTCAAGGAGAGAACGAATGACACCAGAACAATTCACCCGATGGCTCGCTGACATGAAGTCGGCGGGCCTTGCTCGATCAGATGCCAAATGCGCCGAGCTGCTTGGCCTGTCCAAGAACTCAATCGTTGATATGAAGCGCCGAGGCTGCGACCGTAGGACCGCGCTCGCCTGCACTGCACTCTTGCACAGAATGGAACCCTACCAATGA